TTAATGCTGAAAGAGTATGAAGAGAAAGAAATGTATCTTGAATGCGCTGGAATACACAAAGCCATTGATCACATTACTTTTTTTGCAATATGCGAAATAATAACAAGTCTTTGTTTAGATGAACAGACAGATAATTTAAAATTTAATTATGACAAGCGAGAAGATTAAAGAAATAATAAATGAGAGAGTTAACATTGATATAACTGCAAACACTAGAAGTAGGAAACATGTATACGCTAGAGCAGTTTATTACAAACTATGTAGAGAGTTGACCAAAATGAAACTACATGAGATAGCAGCAACGGTAAATAGAAATCATGCCTCTGTTTTACATGGTATTAATAATGTGTTTAAGATTATAAAAGAATATAACGATCCTATGTATGAAATATACTTAGATCTAACTAGAGAACAAATGCTACCATTAAGAGAAAAATATCAAATATTATCTCATAAATATAAAGAACTAAGTAAATATATTATAGATGATCAATACAAGAATATATACAACTTAATACAACAAGTTCCTGAAGAAGAAATTAATAATGTTGAGGTTAGATTATCAGCGATAGTTAATATTATTAACAAAAAGAAATAAATATTGTTATTTAAAAAATATGTTTGATTAATCAAGTTTTTTCAAAATGAATATAGCAGCAATCCATCCATGTCCAATCTGTATTACTATCACAATAGTAACTTACTTAATATATAGATACTATGAGTCGAGGAGGTAAAAGAGAAGGATCAGGACGTAAATCAAAAGCAGACGAAGTACAATTAATTGAGAAGCTTGGTCCATTAGAAAATAAAGCATTTAAAGCATTAGAAGCAGGAATAGAATCAGGTGATTTTAAATACGTGCAATTATTCTATCATTACTTTGCAGGTAAACCTAGAGAAACAAAAGATATTAATCTTGCATCGGAGCAACCATTATTTAAATTAGATGAATGATTTTATTGTAACTACAGCAATAAAGAAACTAAGTAAATTAAATAAACGTAATAGAGTAGTACAAGGTGGAACCTCAGCTGGTAAAACATTTGGTATTATTCCTCTGCTTATTGATCACGCTATAAGAAACCCAAATAAAGAAATATCTATTGTAAGTGAATCAATACCACATCTACGTAGAGGTGCTTTAAAAGACTTCTTAAAGATCATGATCAGTACAGGAAGGTATATTGATGGCATGTTTAATAAAAGCTTATTAAAGTACACGTTTACAAATGGTAGTTATATTGAATTCTTTTCTATTGAATCAGCTGATAAATTAAGAGGAGCAAGAAGAAACATTTTATACGTTAATGAAGCAAACAATATTCCATTTGATGCTTACAATCAATTAGCAATAAGAACTAATGAAACAATATGGATTGACTTTAATCCAACATCATCATTTTGGGCACACACTGAATTACAGAATAACGAAGATACTGATTTTATTAAATTAACTTATAAAGATAATGAGGCTTTGCCTGATACTATTATTAAAGATATTGAGAAAGCAAAAGCTAAAGCATCTAAGTCTACTTATTGGAAAAATTGGTGGACAGTTTATGGGCTAGGTGAGATTGGCAGTTTAGAAGGTGCTTGCATTACAGATTGGAAACAAATAGATCTACCTAATGAAGCTAGACTATTATGTTACGGTATGGACTGGGGATATAGCAATGATCCTACAACATTAGTAGCAATGTATAAATACAATAATGCATTTATCTTTGACGAGGTATTATATAAGAGAGGAATGTTAAATACAGAAATAAGTAACTTGTTAAAGTCTTACAATGTAGACAATATAATATATGCAGATAGCGCTGAACCAAAATCAATTGCTGAATTAAATAGCTATGGACATACTGTCTTACCTTGCTTAAAAGGTCGTGATAGTATTGTTTACGGTATTAACTTAATAAATCAAAATGAGATCTATGTAACAAAGAGATCTGTAAACATGATCAAAGAATTACAAAACTATATTTGGTTAAAGACAAAAGACGGTGAAACATTGAACAAACCTATTGATGCTTACAACCATTGTATTGATGCAATGAGGTATGCAATTACCGCACAATTAGATAATCCTCATCGAGGTTCTTATCATATATATTAGAATTTTAACAAAATTTTAACATTTCTTTAACATTTTAAACCAAAGTTTGTTTGTATATTAGCATTGTACTTATGTACAAATGTTCATTAAAATATTGATAAATGCACTTGGCTAAATTAAGAAACTGAGATTTAAATGCTACTCAGATATTAGAACCAAGTATCAATCCAAAGGTATTGATTTAGATCTAGAAGATCATCGTTAGCACGAAAAAGCATAGAAATAACCTTTAAAATATTGAGAGGGGTACTAATCCATAGGAGTACTTAAACGACACACCTCGGCCACTGCGTAAGATGAAAGTGTACCCTCTTAATAATTTATCTAGGACAGCATTTCCTACATGTGTAAGACGACGAAATAAGCGCATCGTGCAAAATAGGATGAGAAGCAAAGTAGGTAAGTCGACTGCAAAGTAAAATAATAGGTCTAGGAATTTATCCACCTAGTCTCCTCACTCTATGGGGAGATAGTCAAAATGGAACGATGATTATTTGAAACACAGTAACGCAAACCAGACGAATGTTGGAGAGTAAATGGAAGAAATAATGGCCACTCTTAAAGACTCAGAAGTGTAACCGGCAAGTCGTATAGCTGGGAGGTTAGAAAAGATTATACGCATCTTAATAACCTACTGGAGCACCTAACTAGATTAAAATATTATGCAAGTCTAAAGCTCTCAGGTATCGGTTGAATCAAGAACCCCGAGACGAGAGCCTTGCGAAGAAGTATGGCTAGCCGGAGAAATCCTTAGCGGGAAGAAGGACCGTGTGTTTTGTCAGCACCGAAGAGTCAATGACAGTGGTGAGAGATTCGAATCTCGAGAGTTGTAGAACGTGTACATCCACAAGGGCGGCCAGACAGAAAACAGGACGGGAATGGCCTACGTCACTGCTAACAGGAGTATATAGGGATTATATACATATCCACCTGAATAGAAGCCTTATGGATGATGATCTGCCGGGTGCAATCTGATTCTATAGGGCTTTCTTTATTATAAAACTTTAACAAAACTTTAACATTTCCTTAACACTTATTATAAACAATTGTTAGTATATTTATATCGTACTTAAAGCCTAAGCAATTAGAAGAGTACTTAAAATAAAAATAACTTAAATTTAAAAGATGCAAGAAGAATTATTAAAATTAAAAAAAGAGAATGAAGATCTAAGATCTTTAATTGCAGATATTTGGGATGTAGCTTATGAAAATCGTCACAATCAAGTATCACATTTAATCGAATCATTTATTAACTCAGAAAACGCTTAACTATGGAAGACACTTGGACACTTAAACAACAATTGCATGACGCGTTAGTAGATATTGATACGTTGAAAATGCAGAAGAACAGATTAGAAAAGCAATTAAATAACGAGAAAGAATGTTACTACGCAACTGTTAGATCTTACGAGGATGCAATTCATAAATATCATTCTGCTGTGATCAGACAGCTAGATCAAGATGTTGATAAAATAAAACACTTATTAAAAGGTTGGTACGCGATACCAGATGAAGGAGGTCTAGAGATACAATTAACTGATATTATTAAAACAACAATGACTAAAACGATATTAGATTATGAGAAAGCATTACGATAAATTAATACGATTAGCTGCATTAAGTTTATTTACATTGATCTTATTAGCTGGAAGTTTATTACTTTTACACTTAGAAGCATTGATCAATATAATATTTGGATTATCGTAAAGCAGTTAGTTGGTGTTTAGAAAACGACATTAAAGTGTATGTCGAACCGATCAGACAGGGTAAACGGCCACCTGTGATCATAGTTATAGATTTTAAAGGCCGGATTAAAAAAGGTAAAATAGAATATGCACAACAAACAAATTTAGTATGGGAAAAAATAAACGAAATTTACAGAACTTATTATAGTTATTATAATTTGTAATTTGAGTTAGTTTTTAATTGGAAAGGCCTCCGTTTAACATGGGGGTCTTTTTTTTGTTTTATAAAAAAGAAATATGAAAATTAAAGAAATTAATATTAAAGATGTAACTCTAGGTGAATACCAAGAGATTATGATCAAAGATGAGGTTACTGAAGAAGACTTTTTGAAATGCTTCCTTAAAGTAACAACGAAGGAATTAAATAATATTCCTCAGAAATATATTGACGGATACGTTTCTGAAATAAACAATGCGCTTACTAAAGAATACGAATTAGTAAGAACATTCAAATTAGATGGAGTTAATTACGGTTTCATTCCTAAGCTTGACGACATAACTTATGGTGAAAATTTAGACATTTCTAAATACATAGGCGAATATGGATCAATGCATAAAGCTATGGCCGTTTTATTTAGACCAATTGAACACACTTATCGTGATCAATATTTAATTGAGGAATATTCGGGTAGTTACATGTACGCTGAAAAAATGAAACAAATGCCTCTGGATATTGTTTTAGGAGCGGTTGTTTTTTTTTACAATTTAACGAGCGAATTGTTGAATTATACCCTGAAATATTTGGAGCAACAAGTTCAGATGGATTCGGGCCTCAAGACAACTTTGCAAGAAAATGGAGCGGATATAGTGAGCTCTATACACTCGCTCAAGGAGATGTTACGAGATTTGAAACCGTTACAAAATTAAAGCTACATAAATGCTATATGTATCTAGCTTTTGAAAAGGAAAGATTAGAATTAGAAAACATGTTAATCAAGAAAAATTTTAAAAAATAATGGAAGGTAACTTTTATAATATTACAGAAAAAATCAGAGAACAATTACAGCAAGACGAATTTGTTAACACCGTAACTTATGGTGATTTGTTTCAAGTAGATCTAGCGAAGCAAACTATTTTTCCTTTATCACATTTTCAAGTAGTAACTGCTACAATGCAGGAAAACGTATGGAATTTCCAAATATCATTATTAGTTATGGATATTGTAGATAAGCCTAAAGAATATAGAGAAAGCGATGATAAAGCTATATTTAGAGGTAATAACAACGAACAAGATGTGTGGAATACGCAATTAGCTGTTGCAAACAGATTACTTGAATTACTTTATAGAGGTGATTTATATGTTGATAAATTTCAATTAGATGGTAATCCTATTTGTGAGCCTTTCACTGATAGATTTGAAAATGAGTTAGCTGGTTGGGAAGTTAGCTTTAATGTACTAATACCTAATGACATGACAATATGCGTGGTATAAAAGAAGGTTTACAGAAATTTGCTAAAGCAGTTGTTAATGCTGCAAGATTTAATTTGGCTAATGACAATAAAAATGTTACTAAAGCTTTATCTGACTCTATAAACTATGATGTTACAAATCCTAAAGAAGGATTGTTTATTGTAGACTTTATAATGAATACTTATGGAATGTATCAGGATAAGGGAGTTAGCGGTACAAAAAGAAGAGTTAACTCACCTTACTCATTTAGAAGCAAAGGCGGTAAACAAGGTTTAAAAGGTATGCCTCCACCGAGTAAGTTTGATCAATGGACAGTAAGACGAGGAATTGCACCTAGAGACAAAAAGGGTAGATTTTTGCCAAGAAAATCAGTCGATTTTGCAATAGCTAGAAGTGTGTTTGAAAGAGGAATAAAGCCTAGCTTGTTTTTTACAAAACCATTTAACAAGTTTTTTGAAGGAATATCAGAGGGAATTATAAAAGAATTTAACACGGAAATAATTACAACAATTAACAAATTAGACAATGCCAAAAATTAATACTAGAAGTCCTTATTTTGTGAATTACACAATAGCAAACTTAGATTCTGCTGCTTTGGAAATTTATATTTATACAGGAGCACCGCATGGGGCAATAATAGGCACCCCACAATACACTTTGAATTCTACAGCAATAGATGACAAAGTTCAATTCGAAATAGCTGAATTAATAAAAGATTATATTCCTGGTAAAAACAATGGTTCTTATACACCTGCATTAGCTAATGAGAATTACGCAACTGTTTATGTTGATACTAGACTAACTCCAACTGTTTCTGGTACGCCGCAAGCACCAATAGATACGTTAGCTCTAAGAGCTTTTCTTGGCTACGGTTATTTTACAGAAGGTGCTAATCCACAAAATGATCAGGCATTATTACAATCTAATAAAACAATATTTAAACCTTATAGTAAAAATATAAGAATTGCATGTGATGTTGATAAAGCTAAAGACCTAGAGATTTGGAATGGTACAACATTAGTTCAATCTTATAGTATATCAGCTACTGATGGTGAAAAACAAATAAAATATTTTTCTATTAGTAATGATTTAAATATTGATACTTACACTCAACAACTAGAGCAAGATGGTTATACCGTAGAACCTAATGAGTGCTTAGAAAACTTTCTTTGTAATTTAATTTGGTTACCTGCTACCTCAGCCGTGATCACAAATAACAACGGGATAAATGATCAGATATTTATAAAAGGTACAGAGAATCCTCCATATGAATCTTACAAATTGACATTTAGAAATAAATTTGGCGCATTACAAGATCTATATTTTTTTGGTAACTCATCTAAACAAATGACAACTAAAAAAGAACAATATAAATCTAACATTTTAGTTGATGGAAGCTACGAAGTATTTAATCCGCAAGAAAAATTATTTACTAAGCAGGGTGAGGAATCAATGAAGTTAAATAGCGGATATTATCCGGAAGATCATAACGAGGTATTTAAACAATTGTTTTTGTCAGAGCAAGTGTATTTGGAATATGAAGATAATTTATTTGGAGTTATAATTAAATCTAGTAACTTAAGTTATAAGACTAGACTAACGGATAAATTAATCAATTATACAATTGATGTAGAATTTGCAAATGATGCAATAAATAACATTAGATAGATGCAAACAATCCAGCTTTATATTGGTGACCAAAGAGTAGATCTTTTTAAAGATGAATCAGTGACTATTACTGACACTATAAAAAATGCTAAAGACATAAAAAATGTATTTACAGCATTTACTCAACAATTTACGTTACCTGCTTCAAGTGTTAATAATAAAATATTTAAACATTATTATAATTACGATATTGTACAAGGTTTTGATGCTCGGATTAGAGTTAACGCTAGTATTAAATTAAATTTTAATGATTATAAATTTGGTAAATTAAAACTTAATTCAGTAGAATTAAAAAACAATAAAGCTTATTCTTATAAAGTTGTTTTCTTTGGAAGCACAGTGGATTTAAACGACT